TAAGTGTCACAAGACCCCTTACAATTTATTGTAGGGGGATTATAATTAGTACATACACCACAGAGGACTATGGCAAGAGAAGGACTACCCACAGGACAAATGCAAGAAGAGACACAGGAACTTCTTGATGAGTACAATGAACTCTATAATTGGGAGTACAACGATATGGTTGACTTCATTAAGAGTTATGGAGAAGATGACTTTAGAAACAACTATGAAACATATCAAAGACTTGTTGATGACTATGGACAGGAAGTAGTTGATGAGTTTATGGAGGATTACGACATTGAGAATTTTGAGGACATGTATCAAGGTCAATATAGGAGTGGTGCTGAGTTCGCAGAGCAGATATGTCAAGATTGTGGATACATCACAAGAGAACTACCATCTTGGATTGAGATTGATTGGCAAAAGACATGGGATAACGCACTATCCTATGATTACATAGAAATTGGTAATGGTCACATATTCAATGCCAATTATTAAGGAGAATTTATCATGCTAGTTGATTTAAGTAAAAATGAACTTGAGTATCTACTTGAGTGTTTAAACTTTCACTATGCTGAGAGTGACAATAAAGAAGAGTGCATTGACCTTAATGCAGAGTTGTGTGTTAAACTTCATAATATTAGTCAAGTTTGCACATGTAAGGAGAATAAGGTATAATGAGTAAGAATATGACAGCAAGAGATAAATTAATTTTTATCTCTTCATTTATTTGGACTTTACATTGGGGATCATGTCTTGTTTTGAAACTATTGGATACGGTTATAGCAGAATCCTCAGTAAGGATATTGCCACTTGGTTTGTAAACAAGTTTTTGTATGACTATGATTTCTATGTGAGAATTGTACATAAAGGTCTCAAGAGACAAAATTCATTTGGATTTTGTGATTGTTTATGTGAAGAGAACTCTACAAAAGTTTTCATAGTTGATATTCAATCAAAGTTACCACATGCTTTATATACGAAGACACTACTCCATGAGTTTGTACACGTTCATCAATTCCTCAAAGGAGAACTTGAGACGAGGAGTGGTAAAACATTCTATAATGGAGAATGTGTTGAGAAGTATGAGTATATGGAGCAACCACATGAGATTGAAGCATACGGAGCAGAAGATGAACTGTTTGTAAATTTCATGTATGATACATACGGAGAGTGGTTAGGAGATCAGTAATGAGAAAACCAGAAGACGGAGACATTAAACCAACAAGAGAATCAATCGAAGCAGCGTATAAGGTGTTAGAAAGTATTGTGGAGTTGATTGGCGATGATGATGAGAACGCAGCAGAACTTAAGAATGACATGGAAATGATGAAAAAACAACTTGATGAAACCACTTAAGAAAGTGGCACACATACACGAGCATATGTCTTATTATCCATTATAATAAGTATATCCCAAACAGAGGTTCTATGACCCAAGCAGAACAACTTGAAAAAGACATCGCATTTTGTATTAATGAGTGCGGTATGAATGATGAAGAGATAGGAAACTTTCTCAAAGCAGCAGAAGAGATTGGTGTAAACTGTCAGTATCTTGCAGAAGAGTTTATTTTTCAATGTGATACACCAGAGGAATTTCAAAGAATACATCTTGATGATGACTATCTCAAAATCAACTGGAGATTAGATTAATGAACAAATACGAAATCACATGGGATGAACAGTATCATCTTATTAAACTCTATGACTTACTTAGAGATACTGGTATGATGGATGATCTACCAAAAGAAATCGAAACCTTTTTTGAAAAACTATTAGACTAATGACAAAACTCAACACACTCAAAAGATTTTACGTTAATGTAAAATTTGAAAAGTATGGAACTTACACCATTGAAGCAAGAAGTAAGGAACATGCACTTGAAATATACAAAGATGGAGATTATGGTTGGAGTGACTATTCTGAGGACTTTGGAGAGTTCAATGAAGTAGTCGAAGATGTTGAAGAAGAAATATTTGCTGACACACAACTTTCACTAGCAGGGGTATTCTAATGACATGTGACAGAGAACACTACTACGCAGTTCAAACATTCTTAGAGGATGATGAACTACACAAAATATGGAACATTATCGAAATTGCGATGAACAGAGAAGGTTATGACGTAGAAAACGCAGAACTTTCAATGAGACTATATGATAGTGAACTCACAGAAAACATTGAGCATGATTACCTTGATAGTTTGTCAGAAGGTTATGATACCAAAGTTGACGCACTTGTGGATAGCATGGGTGTGACAGATCAAGAAGTGTCTACAGCTCATAGACGTAGAGACTTAGATACATTATAATAAGTATATCAAACAAAGGAGTTCCCACCTATGTCAAAAGAAATGCTATTCCTATGCGATGTTTACGACAAATTCTTAGATGAGAATGATCTACCACATCGAAGTGCAGATGACATTCTTTACGGAGAAAATGCTATGGCACTCACAAGTAATCAAAAATACTGGTTAGAGAGTTTTATTGCTACTTGGGAAGTTATTGCGGAGCATTGCTAAATGAAACTTGTTACTCACATTGATGTTCATGAGAGACTTGATGAGGACATTCAATTCCAAATCAACAATGCTCTTGGATTATGGTCATCAAAGAATGATGCCGACCTATGGGAAGATGTAAGAAAGTACATACTCCCTTATACTCTCAAATCTGTCGAATTTGAGAAAAACAGACCACATTCACTCACATCATTCAAATGAAAACTGATTTCACACCCGAACTCATCAGCGAACTCAAGTCATTCTTAGTTGAGAGAACAGTTGATAATATGTCAACGGAGGACTTAGTTGCCTATGTTACAGCAGACCTTGATGACTTGTATAAGAACATGTCAGATGTCGAATTTCTTGATGATGCCCAAAACTATTGGGAAGACCACTTTGATGAGGTGGTCGAAGAGATTGAGGACTACATGAATTGCCCATTTTCATTGAACAGGAGAGAAAATGAATCCACAGCAGACTAAGATACAAGTATTTGACCAGTATATTATGAGAGGTGGAGACCAATCACTTCAGAACATTGAAGACCTATGTGATTATGGATTTGACCTATGTGGAGTAGGACATGACTCCGACCTTTTCCAAGAGGTTGTAATTGATGTCATTCGCAAACTTACAAGAGACTTAAAAAAATGATGCCACTCACAGTTTTAATATTATTATGCTTTTCAATTCAATTAGCAAGGGATGTGTGGCGGTAATATTACTGTCACACACCATATAGCATAGTATTCACGCATCCACTATAATAGTATTATACACAGGAGACAACCCCTTATGACCACAAAACACATGAAAACAGACCCAAACAAAGATTTTACAATCAAAGAGTTCTACATCAAAGTCAAAGGAGACTTCGGTAAAGAAAAAAATGTCAGAGTTAACGACATGGGAGACAAGTTACTTACCCTTATAACTGACTTAGGTTGGGAGTATCAACGTATGGGTAGAAGTGGCAGACAAGTCTTTGACGAAATACACCAACTTCTTGGTACAATTCCAGAAGGCGAAGTTTACATGGAGATTTAAAATGACATCAGTTCCTACTTATGACCTACCCCAAAGTCCAATTCTCATAGTTGGATTCTTTGGTATATTATTCACACTTGTATTATTATACTTTGTGAACAGAGCATATTTCAATTCCCCACTCAATCAGGACAAAAAATGAAACATACAATTACATTAGATGACATGGAACTTGCAGCACTCTACGCACATTTAGAAGGTCAGAGTGAAATGATGGTTGAATCACGATTAAATTCTGACAACCCAAGAGAACTACCAGACAGAGAAGAAGTGCTGTTGAACTTAGTTTACACTAAAGTATTTGAGGAAGCATATAAGGACATGGATACACTTAACTTAAACATTGATCGCATTTACAAGTACAAATGAAAACTATTACACTTACAGATGACCAGTTCGACACACTCTTTGATCGAATTGATAAGATGGCAAGAACCATTGTTGATGCTTCAGTTGAGTATCAGGACTCAGAAATGTTAGAGGAGTGGGAAGACTTGTTAGATGTTCACACAGTATTGGAGCAAGTCAATGACAATTAACACACCACACAACGTCACACTTACAGAGGGTCAGATTGGTATTATCCTATGCAGTTTAGAGGATAGTGTTAAAAAGAGTGAACACTTCAGACAGGACAGAGTAAAAGGTCAATCATTACAACCATTTGATGATTATGTAAATGAGGTTGACTCAATCTTTGAAATCTTAGAGGGTTCAGTTGATAAATTTTATGCTAAAATAGAGAAAGCACAGGCAAAGCAACCAACTATGGAGTGGAACTAATGACATACGATAGAGAGCATTACTACAACATTTGTGGATTTCTTAATGACCAAGAGATACACAAAATATGGAACATTATTGACAATGCACTTGAAAGGCAAGGTTATAATGCTGACAATGGAGAACTATCAATCAGAGTCTATGATGAAGAACTCACAGAGAATGTAGAACATAGTCATGATTTCTACAATAGTTTATCCGAAGGTTATGATACCAAAGTTGATGCACTTGTGGATAGTATGGGTGTGTCAGATAAATTAGTGTCACAACGACACGAGCGAAGAGACTTAGATGCTTTATAATGAGTATATAACAAACAAAGGACTTATGAACTCAGGAACTTCATCTACACAACTCAACGATATGTTTACAGACTTTGTTGACTATGTTGATTCATTCTATGGTGTCAATGACCCACTCTACCCACTTGTTAAAGATGGTCAACCACTTTCAAAAGTTGACATCTTAGGTGCAACAGAAGAGTATCTTACACAATGTGCTGACGATAGCAATGAGTTATGCACTTGGGGAGACGGAGATTCACTTGACAGAGAAAGAGTCAGAGACATTCTACTTAATCAGTTCAACTACACACATAAGGAGGACAAGTAAATGACAACTAAGTACAAAACAACACCCAAAGAAAAAATGATAATCGGTCTCATGGAAGAGGTTATCAACATTCTCTCAACTTGCGAGCATTTATCAGACCCAGAATTTGCGATGTATGAGATCATGAAAGACGCAGTTGACAAAGAAGTTTACTATCCCCTATACGACAAATAAAATGACCACACTTACAACAGAGCAAACAAAAGACCTTGTAGATGAATTTGTGAGATTTCGACTCAATGACATGACAC